AAATAGCCCAACGCATGCAACCGAGTCAATTCGACGTCGACCAAACTTATAATATGGTCTTGTTCCTCAGGGGAAGCATAAACATAGACATCAGACAACAACTCATAACCGTCTAAAAATTCCATCACTATGATTGAAAAGGTGGTACCCATTAAATCTTCCAATTCTTCCAATTCATTTTTAAGACTTTTTGACGGTCTCGAAATTACTTTATCTTTAAACAGATTGATAAATTTGTCGCGGTCTTGCACTGGATTCTCAAAATATAAAACCGATGGACAGATGGGATTAAACTTTACAGTTGTCTCCATGACTGATTTTCTGTAAACCTCTTTTTGTATGTTATACTCTTCTGTTATAGCATCATAGTTACTAATCTCGATGATTCGCCGTAATCTGTGACGAATTATTTTTGTTTCTGTTTCTCCGTCTGGTTTGGAAGGTATAATTTTAATAAGAATACGTGTGGCTGGCTGCATAAACTTATCTAAATCCAATGTGATATATGGCGAATCGTCGGGATTTCCGGTGAATGTGGCTGTTATTGTAATTGCACTGGTGCTTCCGTCGGCTAATATTTTAAATTCGGAGTTGCTCATGAATTCGTAAAATGCGTCCTCGCGTGTATGTGGGTAATCCTTTCTCAATCCAACACCACCCTTTAACATTATGTATTAAATAAAGAAAAATAGGTTAAGTTCTGTTGGCGTAGTAGGTTATCGCATTCGCTTTACACGCGAAGGGTCGTGGGTTCGAATCCCGCATGGAACTTCATTTTTGTTTTTCACGGAACTTCACTTTTGTTTTTGTTCGCATAAAATTTTAAATGATTTGTTTTTACAAGTAGTTGAAACAAACCATTTTGGAGAATCGTATCTAGTAATACATTTATTATTTGGTTGAAATTGAGACTGCCGACGTCATTCTCTAATGAGCCTCTGGGCAATCAAGCCACACCCATGAAGCAACGAGTTGTCGATCCTCTGGAAGACTATCGTACAATGCACTGTTTGTATATGTCAAATTACGCAATTTTGGGTAATGTTGGTTGGATCTCCTGTAATCCTCAACGAATCCATCGCTTTCTCTCCGCATCTTCTCGTAATAATCCCAGAATCCCGAGTCATCTTCATTGATTTCGCATGTGTAATAGGAATACTCCTCAATGAACTCGCCCGCACTCATACCACTGAAATCAATCTTGAAACCGAGGATAGTCATTTTTTTTATATACTGAATTAAGATGCATTGTTTAAATACATTTGAAAAATTGAATTAAGTATCGAGAGATATAAACAATGACAACTATACAAAATGACGTCATCAACACCAAGACAACTGCGAACAGCCGAGTTTGAGGCAACGATCGCACAAGAATGGAGCGAATATTACTTCGATTTCATGACGACACACGATGGCGGTCTATTCATCTTAGATACAGAGACATTCTCGGCGAATCCGAATATTTCTCTCAAAACGATTGAAAACCATCCCGAATATGAATGGCATGTCGAAGGTGTCTTAAAGAACCCACATCTTACTTGGGACTTTCTCAAGTCATTTAAAGGAGGCAGATTTGCTCATGAAAAACATACTTTGTCTATGTTTTGCATGAATTCAACACATTATGCGATGGATTATGCTACAAACGCTTATTTGAGAGAAGTAGGTCCAGAGCCGAGAGAACAAGAACTATTCGAAAACATTAAAATTGAAGATTGTTCAGATGACTTCCTAATTTATTATGCTCCTTGGAGTAAACATATATTACCGCATCATGTCTTGGAAAATCCAGAATGCAATTGGCATTACACAGCATATGCGTCATGTAATCCAAACATGACTATCGATTTCCTTCGTGAATTGTATGATATAAACAAATTGAATAAATACCGACCAAGCATTATATTTTCGCCAATCACAAACAGTGTGTTTACCTACGATGACATCATGGAAAATTCGGACATTCCGTGGGATTATAAGGATTTCGGAGAGAATGGTACGCTGACGTTTGATTTCATTCTGGAGAATCCGACGATATGCGACGGGGTGGAATATTTGGAAAATGTTGGTGTAAACGAATTTCATGTGGAAAAGGCGGCATTTTTGGAGGGAAGACGCCGTGAATACCTGGCCGCTTATCAGATTCAGCAATGGTGGCTGAAAGAGACGAGTAATCCTAAGAATGTGGTCTGTCTCCGCCGATTGGAGAGAGATTATGACTCTGAGATATGTCAAGTCACTCCGAATTAAAAAGAAAAAATATGGCTATATATTATAATATGGACATCGATTTTTTGATGAAAAATAACGTGTTACTGTCACAAGTTAGTAGTGACATAATTAGCTATAATTCAGAGTATCTTGTAAAAACACGTTCCCAAACAGAGAAATCAACTTCATCATGCCGTATGTGGCAGCTTATTTTAGCAATTTTAGATAATTTAGATGAATATTGTGTTCAAAATTATGATGGTTATGGTGTAAAAGAAATTATCACAAGTGGGTATAATTATTATGATTTACTTACGAATATTAATTCCATATTGGAAAATATTAAAAGCAATCCATTGCTTAACGCATTGATTTACTTAAATCAACCTGTAGATGGTTATGTTGAAAATTATGATCCACATACAACGGCACTTCAATATGGAAATAATTATATGTGTATTTACATAGAGGGACTTGATAATTCTATATTACACTATTTTACAGTCATTCGAACACCTGAAGAAGAGTACTATTTGAACTCTTCATATGGTTCTGACTATGTGTGTGTAAACCAGTATACAACTTTAATGGAGCCGAATGAATTTATTCGATTTATTGATGCGTTAAACAATCATAAAACAGATGAAAGATATATTGAGGACTTTTTCAATAAATTCTTTTTAGCAAACAATGTTGGTAAATTTTATACAAAAGACGATTGGTCTGAAGACTTTAAAAAAAGGTTCAAAAAGATGTTACCAGTCGAGGGAAATAAAAAAGAGATTGATGTTGTTGCTATGAATTTGTATAGAAAACAAATAAAATGTGGAGTTATTAATAATTATAAGGAATTAATTAGAAACATTATTTATTATCCAGAATCAGAGCCTATGGAGATGGGAGGAGGACGTATTTATAAAAAACGGACAATAAAACGTTCTCATAAATCTAAATCAAAAAAGATGCGTGGTATTAAAAGCAAGAAGATTCGTAGAACTAAACGGGCTCGTTCATCGCGGTCTTCAAAGAGATATTCTCGTTAATAATGCGTGCCGCCTCTTTCTTACTCTTTTCATAGTCTTTCTCGTCATTGCCACCTAGAATCTGGTTGAGTGTCTTGAGATATTGTGTTGACTTCTGGTCGTCTTCAATCCAGTCGGGGTTCTCTTTTTCCCATTCTTTGAGTTGAAGTATTTGTTTAGACTCCATTTGGGTGAATGCTTTCTCGAGTTTCTCTCCACTATCGTCTTTTATCCAGATGTCGTTGTTTTTAACATAATAGTGATTTCGTTTCAAATCACTACAATGTATCGGTCGTTCAGTTGGATCGAGGTCTTTGAGCATGTTAATGAAGAGAGAAGCCGTGTGTTTTGCGTATGTTGTGTCTGTAATGGCGAATACTTGGTCGATACTGGGAATGAATTTGGCCATGAGTTCCGACATATTGATGGCATTCTTGCATGTCTCGGTGAGGAAGAAGTTGACTGTAAGGTTGTTGTTTGTATTGTTGTTCGTGTTATTGCTGTTCGTCGTGTTATAACTGTTGTTTATGTTATTACCGATGCGTTCGAGGATGAGGTTCATCATAGCCATCATTTCTGCTCGTAAGTCGGAAGTTGATTGCTCGGGTTGTGACTGCGATTCGGGTGGATTTTGCGGTGAATGGTGTGTTTTGTTGTGTTTCCAGAGTCCCGCACGAGAATTGTATGTTCGGCCACAGGTTTCACAGCATAATGCCGAGCCTGCTCCTTTTTGTTTCCTATTTGTTTCCATTTGTTTCCTTCGATGAATACCGGTTGACATGTGTCGGTCATAGTTAGATTGTCTGCTCGTAGTATAATCACATAGTTCACAACAGTAAATCATTGCTCCTTTTTGCTCCATTTCTTAACATATGGATGGAAACAAAAACGAGCAAATGGACGCGTGACTGGCGAACTTTTACGTCACAAATGCAAAAACACCCTAAAATCATCCTTACCATAATGGTAACAATTCAAAAATGAGGTGTTTTTTTGGGAAGAACAAGGGACTTTTCATTTTTGGACATTTCAAAAATGTCCAAAATCGAAAACCTTAATGTCTATAGAGAAAATTATTTTAAAGACTTTGGAGAGAATTTCGGAATAATATATATTAAAAACCAACTTAAAGAACCACTCGATGAGACCATAAATATATGATTATTCACCAGACAACCTGACTGTATGTGGTATCATACTTATTGTGTGTAATTTACAGTAACAACTGTTTACATCATATCGACAATGTCACACGATAATTAGTGTGAGATTGTTGGTCCTTTTTATCTAGCAGACATTTTTAGCACAATTTAGATGGTATGTTACTGACTTATCTAGATGCGATATTCTGTTTCCACGATGTTTCCATTTGTTTCCATATTTCAAGATCGTCACATTCCCATACATATGACAACCGAATTGTGACGGAATTGTGGTTGAATCAAGATGATTCAAAATGGTTGCTCATTTTTGCTCATTTTGAATGGAAACAAAAACGAGCAGAAGGACATGAGACTGAGAAACTTTTACGTCACAAATGCAAAAACACCCTAAAATCATCCTTACCATAATGGTCACAATTCAAAAATGAGGTCTTTTTTCGGGAAGAACAAGGGACTTCTCAATTTTGGACATTTCAAAAATGTCCAAAATCGAAAACCTTAATGTCTATAGAGAAAATTATTTTAAAAGATTGGAGAGAATTTCGGAATAATATATATTAAAAACCAACTTAAAGAACCACTCGATGAGACCATAATTTATTATACAATGGCTCATTATTAACACGATAAATGGTGATGATTTATGAACATACAAACTTCAGTAACAAATGTGCATTTTACAACAACAATTTCACACTGGTTCGTGTGTGAAATTGCGGTGGATCTATATCTAGTGTGTAAATTCGGGTAAAATTGGAGCAATGGCTTACCATCCTATCTAGTTGCGACAAGTCTGTTTCCTTAATGTTTCCATTTGTTTCCATTTTCACTTATCGTCACAAAGACAGAGACAGATCTTCGGAATTTGCACGAAAATGAGTGTGGTGTTTGATGCTTCAATAACGCTGCTCCTTTTTGCTCATTTTGAATGGAAACAAAAACGAGCAGAAGGACATGAGACTGAGAAACTTTTACGTCACAAATGCAAAAACACC